GTCCGATGCGTTCAGCGCGATCTTGATCTGCTGTTCACGATTTTTGCTCAGCGCCTCGTTCTTCAGGCGCTCTTCTTGTATCGCTAGCTCTTTCGCGTCCCGTTCTGCGCGTCGCTTGGTCTCGGCCATCGACGTCTGCAGAATCACCTGATCCGAACCGTCCATCTGTGGCTGGGGCTTGAGCTTCTGCACCATCTCCAAGATCTGCTGCATTGCGGGCATAACCTTTGCGAACGCTTCTTTTGCGTCCATCTGTGTGTGCTGGGACGCTAGCGCGTACAGCTTGTCGATATCGCCGGTGATTCCCGCGATGTCGTAGTCTTTTACTGGGCGTCCAAGCGATTCCTCGACATACCCGTTCATGTGGCCGAGATACCAAAGCATCAAGTGCTGCTTAAAATGCTCGAGGAAAGAGGGTATGAACGTGGGCGCAATTATCGGGTTGGACCCGAGAATGGGGTTCAGCGCGAAATCGAGGTGGCTCTGGATATGCGCCAGTTGGTTCTGGTGCGGGTACGCAAACGCAGCACGCCCGATCGACATCGCCGCATTCTCCTCGGCCGCATTGATCTCCATCGGCTCGGCCGTCGCGGGCATCAACTCCTGCACGTTTGGTATCTTCATCTGCTTCAACGCCCGTTGCACAACGGCTCGACGATCGAACAGATCCGGGTACTTGTCCATGTACGCCATCACCGCCTGAGTCTGCGCCATGCGCTGAGTCTCGGAGAAGATGTGGGGGTCGCTCACCGGGATCACGTCGGTGTTGCGGTTAAAGTCTTCGCGCTTTATATCCAGTTCTTGGACCACGTCGCCCATGCGCATCTCGTCGAGATACCAGCGGTTAATGCGCTGAAGTACCTTGAGCACCCGCGATTGGGAGTCGTGAAGCCTTGCGTGAATTGCCGAGAATACCTTTGAACCCTGCTCGATCAACGCTTGAGTCGTTCCGACTGGCGTGTTGGCATTCAGCTCCGCGATTTTTTCCTCGGAGGTGGTTACAACGCCTTTGGCGGCATCAGTCAAGAACCCGACGAGTTTGAACAACACCTCGCTTGGAGGGTTAAAAGGCATTGGCATCGCGATCTTGCGAATGTCGTCCACCCCCGGTGCCCCTTCGATCTCGGTAATTTGCGTCACTTCGACGTTCTGGGACTGCCCGGAGATCTTTGCGCCCTTGATCTTGAGCATCGTCGCCGCGTTGTTGATGTGCGCCGTGTCCAGCAATGCACGCAACCCGCCGGTGATCGCGGCCGAAAGCCCCCCAATGAGTTGTGGAAGCCCAATAGCGTAGGCTCCGCGCCACGGGATGAACTTGAACTCCACCATCCAGTCGAGCTTCGCCATCGCCTCGTCGCCCTCTTCCCAGTTGCGGTACATTCCGACGACTTCGGTGTTGTTTTCGTCGATCATCAAAATGTAGGGAGCGAGTTCGCCTTTGGAGTACGAGTCGTCGTCTTCCGCGATGAACGCGTAGATGTGGAACACACGGCGCAGCCCGTCAGTATCGTCGCTCCACTGCTTACCTTCGATCTTGTTGTTCGCCTTCCCGGGCGACGTCGGCTCCGGCTCCATGCTGGCGCGGGTAAAAGAGACGTCCCGGTACAGACCTGCAGCCATTCGCGACTCGAACTCCTGCTGCGTGATGTCCTGCACCTCAGTCACCCGTTGTGCGGTGTAGAAATTCGCGGCCGAGAAAGGCAGCAGGATGTTGTCAATCGCCACAAATTCAGCGCAGGGCCGTTTCTTGCGCTCGTCGTACCACAGCTTCATGAACTGCGAGCCGCCGAGTGGCAGCTGCGTGAGCATCTGCTCCTGCTCGTCCCGGAACTCCTCGATCTGCTCGGTAAGCTGCCAATTCATGAAGTCGCGCTTGCGCTCGGCCCGATCGGTATCCTCCTGCGACACTTTACCCAAAATGTTCGTCCGCACTGGTCCGTCCGGTGGGAACAGCTCCTTGATGGCACGCGATTCAAAATCGATACAAGCCTCAGCCATTACCGGGTGCACCACTTTGCTCGCCCCTTGGAACTGGGCACCACCCGGCGCGTCGTGCCCGAGTCCCGTGCGTTTCAGCCCTTCCTCGTACTGCTTGTCCCGCTCTTTCCGCGCCTCTTTGTCTTTCTCGATCAAGTCGAGGTATTGCAACGCCAGCTTGTCGAGCTTCCACGAATCGAGTTCGTCAGCGAGGTTCGAGTAAAAATCTCGGTCCTCGATCGGCCCTTTGAATTCGTCCATCCGCACAATAGCCGAGCCGTCCGGTTGCTCTTCCACCTCCGAGTACGGGTCCTCCATATCGAGGTCGAACACCATACCCTGCTCGTCCTCAGGACCTGCCGGTGCTTCCATTTGCGGTTGCGGGAATTCAGTTGCCATTGTTAGCCTTTAATATGTGCGATTTTAACACGGCTTAATTCTCGAATCCATACTCAGCAACGTCCTTGGCCGTTTGCCGCAACTCGTCGTATTTCTCGGGTGCGACTTTGCGCATGTAGCGCAACGCTCCTCGATTGGACAACGGCGAACCCTCTGTGCCGATCATCTCCATCATTGCACGACCAGCGCCCACTGGCTCCTCGAACATCACCGAGGTGGGGTCCTTAATCGAACCTACCACACCCTCGACTTGCCCGGGCGTCACACCTTTGCGGCGGTAAGTGTCGAGAATCATTCGGATGACGTCTTCTTCGCTCATACCATTGGATAACCCAGCGGCGATCAGGCCGGGCATGCCAGAAGGTACGCCGATTGCCGCCATCGGATCGGCCGCAGATTCGGCGATTTTGGCTACGTCACCCAGTCCACCCAGATCGGGCAAAGCGCCACGAACCACCTGACCCGCCGCCGTTTTGAGCACCTCGCGACGAGAGACGGGCGTTTCGCTGAGCGATTTAAGTGTGGACTTTGCCGCGCCTTTGCCGGGATCGATGGTTACGGTCTTCTCAGTGATCGCCGGTGCGCCCTTCAAGTCGGACTGCATCTTCTCCAGCGCTTTGGTGTCGAGGTTCGCCAGCGGGAACGCTGGGTTGGACCCAAGGCCGAAAAATCCCCGGCGCGACAAATCGGGCTTGTCGGCTACCTTGGTGCCCTTTCGCATTAATTCGGCCGCCATCTCGTCCAGCGTCTTTTTGGCACTACCGCCCTTGTTGAACCTTCGGGGCTTGGGCGCAGCCTGCATTGAATGCCGAGCGGTCGCCGGTGCCTCCTCGAAATCCCGGCGTCGCGTGGCCGTTGTCGGGCTGTACGGGTCGCGCCTCTCGGTCAGCATTGCATCGATCAGCAACTGCCGAATGCGCGGGTCCGGGTACTGCGACTCGAAATCGAGCATCGCACGCCGGTTCAACTCCTGCGGGTCCAGCGCTGGGCGTGCCGGTTCAACACGTGGTCCCTGCCTCCGAGCCAGTTCCTCGTCGTGCCCCGCGTTCAACTCCCCAGAGCGAAACGCCATGCCGAGCGGCACCGAATTGCGAAGACCCGCGAACAGCGTGGCCGCGTCGATTGGGTCAATACCCTGCAAGAAATCGTCAATAAAACTATTGGGCATAAGGATTGCCTCGGTTGGGTCGGTACTCGTCGTCCACGTAATCGTCTTCCAGTGGGATCGGATCGATTTGCAGGAACGACATGTCTTTAAGTAGCCGCAACGCCTGCGACAACGTGTCAGTCAGGTCGTCCCGAGACGCCTCGGGGAAAGAGCACACTTGGCTCACCAGTGGCTCTGCCCAGTCGCGCGGTTGACCCGGATGGACGAGCGACTCGGGGACGTAAACTCGGCCGTGGGCGATGATGTTGGCGACGAGGTGCAAACGCTGGACTTTATCGGCCCGGCCCGGGTTGTAGGCGCGACACGGCACACCAGCACGCTGGAGGTCCTGCAAGATGCTGATCCCCGAGGCTTTGTCCTCCACGAGCACGAGGTCCACCTTTTTGCCCGGGTCGCCGTAGATCGAGCCGTACTCGTCAATAATCTTGGGACGCAAATCCGGGTACGCGAGGAAGTCCTCCCAGCAGTCAATGAGCATAACGCAAAGCCCGCTGTCCTCATTCGGCCGAAAGATGCCCCACACCGAGCACGCGGTCGGATCGTTTTGCGTTTTCTCGGTGTACGCGCAATCGTAGGACTGGAGCACGTAGATGAATTCGGGGAGCGCCTTTTTCGCGTCCCACAGCTTGAACCACTCGCGTTTCACTATGCCGTAGTCCTCGGGGTCGATCACCTCCGCGTACAGCTCCTGCCGTCCGATCCGCGTACCCTCGTACTGCGACACGATTTCGTCGCGAAACGTGGGCGCGAGGTTGTTGAAATTCTCGTGCGTCGTGCCAGTGGTCACGTACACGCGGTCCTCGGAGATCAAGCGCCGGACGATCGGGATGGGCTTTGGTGTCGTGGTGATGCAAACGCGGGGCTTTTGCCCCAGTCGTAGGCCGAACATCAGGTTGGACCACATGTCCTCCGCGTTCCTGAATTTCGCCAGTTCGTCTACCCACGCGAGGTCGTGCTGGGGTCCCCGCAGCGTCTCGGGGTCGTTGTCCGAGTAGATCGTGGCGATCGCACCATTTGGCCACTCGAGTCGCCGCTTGGAGGGCACAAACACCGGCTTGCACATCGGGTGCGAAATAGCCAAGATGCCCGATTCGCCCTCCACCATCACGTCGCGGGCGTCCCCCGCGTCTTCGGCGATCAGCGCGATGCGACCCGCCAGACCTTTTTCAGCGTGGTAGCGCACAAATTCGGCACCACACCGGGTTTTGCCCCAGCCACGCCCGGCGAGGATCATCCAAATGGTCCAGTCGTCACCCGGCGGGATCGTCTGGTTCGGGCGTGCCCACGTCGGCCAGTCGTAGAAAAGCTCGAGCGCTTCACGATCCGACAACTCGTCCACGAACTCGTGCCAGTTCGCCGAATCGACGATAGTCGACTTTTTACTCCGCCTTTGAGCGCGAGTTAAGACGTTGGGCAAGGCGATCACGGAGACCTTCGATGTTGATGTTCGAGTCCAGCTGGCCCGACACGTTCATATTGACGTCTTTCGAGCGGAATTTCGCGTCGTATCCCATGAGGGTAAACTGGAGCAGTGAATCACTGAATTTTTTTACAGTCTCGCCCGTTTTTACGCCTTGGTGCACCAACGGCTCATCGTGTCCAACCACAGAGCGACGATAAGCTTCGGCACGCATTGTGTCGACCATCTCCTCTTGAATGCTGTCCATGATGCCGTCGAACATTTTGTGGTCACTGCGCCAGCCGATCAGCGTTTGTCGGTGGATGCCCGCCGTGTTGTACGCGTGACGCAGTGAGAAACGCGATTCGGGTGGACCATCGCGGAATTCGGCGATGATGATCAGCATTTTGAATGCTTTGGTTTCTTCCATAAGTGCTAAACCACCGGTCGCCACCAACGTAGGATCGTTGCACTCTTTCGTGTGCGCCATGTGACTGGCTGAGTTGGGCGGGTGCCGCACGCGGTCACGGACGATTGCGTCCAACAACATTTGTACAGGGATCCCGGCACGCCGCTCGTATTCGGCGATCGTAGCGGGTCCAAGGTCTTTCAGCAGTTTGAGGTCGTCATTAAAGGCCATGAAGCGAATTAAACCACAAAAGCGGCGCAGCACACAATACCCAGTTTTGTCTGCGGCTAAGTTATGAAGCTGAATTTTAGCATAACTCGGAGTTATAAAAGCTTTTATGCGCGTACACGAGGAACCCCAAGAGTGGGTCTAAGTGGTGGTGGAGGAATATTCGACGTCTGGA